GAATCCAAAAACGTGAACTGCCTCGGCTCGTTGATCCCAACTCCTGAACACGAAGATGGTGAAAATGACCAGACACCAAAACGGTCGCAGCTGTCACACTCTGCTTACCAAACGCCTGCTTCCTCCACCAATCAGGAATACCCTCAGGACGGTTCGCCTGATGCCCATGCACCATACCCAACACGTGGAAACCGTCACCAAAAACATCCAACGCCAACGACTCATCATGCTTCGCAGGCTCGTGGAAAGTAATGTCCAGCCCAACCTCCTTGCTAAGCCTCGCCAACGTGCGTCCAATGTGAATGCCCCAATCATCGGTCGCACTCCCAACCTTCTGCTTGTTCACTCTGAACTGACAGTGATTGCTTCCAACACTCAAATAAGTGACCGGTGAGTATTTAGATAACTGCTTCAAAATATTCCATGCCATTGACGTGGCTAGATCAACCTGCTGCATCAAGCTCAGATCATTCGTAGCCAGCTGATGTAGATCCGCAACGTTTCCAAAGTTCTCAATCGTATCGCCAACATCACAAAACACAATACGCTCCGGCTTCGTCCGCTTCACAAGCTGCAACAACCTCGCCTGCGTTTCAGCAACACGAGCAACCATCGCATCAATGCCACCACGATGGTCAACCTTGCCAACCTGCAGATCACTCCACAAAACAATCAAAGCCTTACCGGGTGCGATCGCCTTACGAGCAGACGGCTTAGTCTTGCGAGCAAGCGAATAAAGCAACGGCAGATCAATCGCAGAGTTCTTCTTCCGCCAACGCACCTTTACCGCAGTATGCCAAACAGGTTCCAATGGAAACGGTCGTGCAACCTGCCAGCGAGAAACCCTAGGCTCACCTACAATCTCAACCTGATCCGGATCAATCCCAGCATCACGCAGAAACCCATCAACATCAGCCGGAGTATCCCCAACAACAGCTGGCAACGTGGCCTCACCACCATCACCGTCAAACACGACACTAGGACTCCAACCATCTGGAACAACAACCTTAGGTGCCGGAGTAACTAAACCTTCCAACATGAGCAACGCTTCTCTCTGTGATGTTTAATAGTCGTGTCGCTCAACTTCACTTCACGCTTCAACAGCTCGTTCTGTAAAGTCTTACATGGCCACGCAGGATCCATGACGGCCATCACCAAAATAGAAGCATCGCTCTCAGACATCTCATCGGCAACAGTTTTGACCCTGCAGCTGTAAACCTTCGCAGGAAGCCTCAAGTCCTCCAGCATCAACGAACCTCCAGCTGCGGATCGTAAGTCGCCCCATACGGCACTGTAAGCCGTTTAGCGAGCGTATCAGCCACAGCCTGAACAACGTCACCCTGAGCAGCTGACACAAGTAGCAGATCCGCTAAAGCGTAGCGAATGCCATCAAAGTCTGAACCCCAAACTAGGTTCTCATCCCTCAACAGCTCCACAGCCTCAGCAATAGACTTAGTCATCATCAGGATCCCCAAACTGGTGATCATCAATATATTCAGCCTGCGTAATATAAGCCATGAAAACACTTGTCGCCACCAAAGCAAAAATACTCAATGCAACAACAGCAATCAAGGTCAATGCAATTTCCAACATCAGTCAATGTCCACCGCATCAGCGAGTTTCTCAAGAATCAAATCAAGAATGGACTGCATCTGTGCGTTCGTAATTACCTCGGCACGCTCCAACTCAATCAACGCATCAGTTGTGCGGGTAGCCTCAGCTGACCTGCCAGCAACATGACCAGCCAAGTAATCCTTGCTGAAAATGTTGATCGCATTGACACGCTTGCACTGGCACTCCATAGAACAATTACACATTTGTCTCCCCTTCAATTTTTAGACAGTTCTCTTCCACAAAAGTATGTAGAAGCTCAAAGCCCTCTTGCTGATCCTTAACATTCGTTGCATTCTGTAGAAGCTGGTAAATCTCCAGCAGATCCCAAACCTGTTGCTTAGTCATTTCGTTCTTCTTTCTGTTTTGATTAGTTTATTGCCTTTACTATCCCAAAAGTCGTCAATGCTGGCCAGCTCGTCCAAAAGCTGGTAGCACCTACGCTTTGAGAAACCCGTTTCAATCTGAATAATGTTGACGGCCTCACTCTGCCACACACGAATCTGATGCAGCCTAGACTGGTTCATCTGCCACCAAAAGATCGCATCCTGAACCGCTAAACGCTTAGGATACGGCAACGGCTTGTAATACCTCACTGCTCACACACCTGAATGGCCTGCTCCTCAGTTGAATACTGATCCCAACACTTCGGTTGAGGTTCAGCCCAAAACGCCAAGATCGTGATCAACACAGCCAACGCAGCCATAGCAGAAACAATAAAGTAAAACGACTCACGCTTAGTTAGATCAGTCATTATCTTTCCCTTCAATAAGAGCAATAAGCTCAGACTTGCTCGCTTCAAGCATGTGAGCATCGCCCTGCCAAGTAAATGGCAAACTCTTCAACAACTCAACAACACGATAACGCTCCTGCCTAGTACCCTGAGCAATCTTGTTCGCCAGCTGCTCCTCAAACCAAACACGAGTCATAACAAGATTCGTTCCATGCTGGCGACACTGACAAGTAGTCATCACAAGCGTTCCATTAGGTTCTTTACTCATCAATTCCACCGTCCAACTTAATCTGCTCCACAGCAGCTGCGTCACCCGCAATGACTGCTCTCACAAAATCCATCCTCTGGCTTTCGTGAAGTTCATTGACAACATCCCAATCTTGCTGGGTGAGCAGATCCGGATTGAACACGATCATCGTGTTGGTGCCAAACTCACCTAAATCAGTAACCCAACCCCTTGGTTTAGTTGTGTCCCAATGCTCGCTCATTTTCTACCTCTCTTAATAATCCCAACAACATCCTCCAAAGCCTCATACTCGCCACTCAACGGCCTGTAGCTCCGCATGATCCGTTCAACAATCTCAACAATCGCATCACGCTCCTTCGCAGCTCCCTGCTGGCGATAGAAATCACGCTCACGCTCCAGCTGCTCATCACGAACAGGATCAGTCATTAGAACCCCTAACCGCAATCCCGATCGCAGCAACAAGAAAGAAACCAACAACGACCGTAAACACGATCGGGTTAGTGAACACCGGCATCAACCAGCCAACAACGTGAGCTGCAAGAAAAAACCCGGCCAAGCCAACTGCCAGCTGCAAAATAAACTTCAACATCAAAAACTCCTCATCCCTAAAGAATTACGAACCGCATGAATAGCCTCCATACGGTTCATGCCAGCCACACGAGTAAAAGCAACAACCGCTTCATCCCACGCCTCCCACAGCTCACTGTGAGAAACAAAATCCTTGCCAGTGTCATCCCAAGCCTTGTAAGCCTGAACACAAATCAGAAACAGTTCAGTTGTGTTCATCATTGACATCCTCTGCCTGAATCAAGCGACTCACATCAACAACACCGGATGCGATATCCAACGTGGCCGACTGGTGGTAGCGAGTAGCGAATGGCTTGCCATCATAATTCATTGGCAGCCAAACAACCTCAACACAATTGGTGATGCGGTTGCCCACAAAAACCTCTGTGAACGGATCGTAGATGGCATCCACCTTGTCGCCAACGAATACTGACTCTGCACGATAGTAGTAGTAGTAACACTTGCTACCTTGCTGATCCATCATCATCTCAATATCGCCAACCTTGATGTCACGAGCTGCAGTGTTTATAAATACCGTTGCATTCATTCTGCAGTCACCGCCTCAAGATAGTTCACGCCATTCTCGTCAGCCCAATCGAGCAACGCACCTTCAGAATAAAATACGAACGGCAGTGGCGACTTGTTGTAGCAAAGTTTCCAGATCGTACGTCTGCCACCAATTCTCATCTGCATAGACCAGCCATTACCAAGCTGCCTAGTCTGAATCAAGATCATCATGCACCTACCTTAAAGCTGTATGAACAGCACTCTAAGCAAACGCTTTCAGCTGTCGCTGATCTAAATGGTTCAATAGATTGGAACTCGTAGCCACAGTCTTCGCATAGCCAGACTTTGAGATTGCTAATTAGGTTGCTCATTACGCACCAACCTGAGCTGCGATCAATGCATGGCGAATAGCGATCAAGCGATCGTAAGCCTGACCCAACTTAGCTGAAGCCGCATCAACAGCATTGCGTGCCTCAGCAACAGCAACCTTGTTGTAAGGGTTGGTAGATCTTGAAGCCTGCTGAGCTGCAGCAAGCTCAACGCCAGCTAGGAAAATGTTCTGCTCTGTAACTACTAATTCGTTTTCTAGGATGTTCATTCTGTGTCCTTTGTTTGTCCGGGTGCCAGCCGGAGTGGCTGACATAAGTAATGTACCATAAATGAACCGGAATAGGTAACAAATAACACTCGGCGTGGCGAATGTAACCAAACCGTAATAAACGCTAGATCTGGCTGAAACTAGGGGTAATTTGAGATCGTGACGGCAACCCCAGACTGCCCGGTCGCATAAACCTTAGAAACCTCCAGCCTGACCACCTGAGAATCATCCCGCCAAACACCCTCACCCTTGGCCGTAATGCCGTCCAGCAAGCTCCTCGTCAGCTTATCCACGTCAGGCGGCACGATCGGTAACGCACGCTTCACAGTCGGCCTGCGAGTCAAATAGAACACCGCCTCAACCTTCACAGCCCCATCAAACTTTCCAAAATCCCCTGAAGCTCGCATCCCCTCAACCACAGCCTCAGACACAGCCTTCCTCCACGCAGGCAACTTAGGACTGGACTCAATGATCATAGGAATACTCGCACCCGACTTAGTCGTTCTGGTTCCGACATATTTTTTTGAACCTTGCGGTGCCGGATCCGTACCAAACACAGTAAAGCTGAAACTATCTCTTGCCATAATAAGCACCCAAAATAACTAGCCACAAGAAAACCCCTACCGCTCCATTAAGAAACGATAAGGGTTGACTTGTAGAAAATGAATTAACTAGAAACAGTAAACCTAGGACATACCCAACGATCCACTGCTTCATACATTCAGTCTAGAAGGGTGCAGACACTGCAGGTGCAGCTGGCTTGTCAATCTGTGCATTGTTGATATCCAACTTCACCTTACGTGCAGGCTGACCATTACGATCTTCGTAGTCTTCAATCTTGGTTGACAGTTGACCAAACACAGTGACCTCAACACCCTCAACGAGCTCGTGAGATGTTGCAAACCAAACAGTGTAGGTGCGTGTGTAGTCTTCACCGGTAGCAGACTTGTAGCTCTCAACCAAAGATAAACCCTGATTGCTCGCTCCGAATACTTTTGAAACTTTGCCCGAAACTTTTACAACGGCCATGATATTTTTTTCCTTTTCTAAATGAGTTTTATTTGTTTTATTTGTTGCTCCACAAAGTCTAGTGCTAACCGCTGACAATGTGTGCAGGATTCACGCAATCCTTATGATTACATAACCTGAAGCCCGGCAACACTGCACTGCCATTGCTGTCAATGGGGTTTAGATCCCTATCCAACAAACCCTGATATGGGGTGCAACGCAGTTTCCCATACTGAATAGTAAGTGCCGGTTTGACTCTGCAGCTGATACATTTGAGATCCGTACGACCTCGCTTCGCAGCTGACACAACCCACTTAAAACCGCATCGGCAACACTCAACCTGATTGTCCTGCATCATAAACCCACTGCAGTAAGAAGCTCATCAACACGATCGGTACGCTCCCAAGTGAAATCAGGCAACGCCCTTCCAAAATGGCCGTAAGTAGAAGTAGCCCCATAGATCGGTCGGAGCAGATCCAAAGACTCAATGATCGCCCTAGGACGTAGATCAAACACCTCAGACACCGCACGCTCAATCAAAACAGGATCAACAGTGTGAGTCCCAAAACACTCAACATACACCCCAACCGGACGTGCAACACCAATCGCATAAGCAACCTGCACCTCACACTTACTCGCCAAACCAGCTGCCACAATATTCTTGGCAACCCAACGCATCGCATAAGCTGCTGAACGATCAACCTTAGAAGGATCCTTACCGCTGAACGCACCTCCACCATGACGGCTATAACCACCATAAGTGTCTACAATAATTTTCCTCCCAGTAAGCCCTGCGTCCCCCTGTGGTCCTCCAATGACAAACTGGCCTGTCGGATTGATCAACAGTTTGCCCTCAATACAATCAAAACCAAACTGAGCGATCACCGGAGCGATCACAAGCTCCCGAACAGCCGCACTAACATCAGACTGAGAAACGGCTGGACTGTGCTGAGTACTAACAACCACAGTGTCAACACAAATAGGACGGTCGCCCTCGTACCCGATCGTGACCTGTGTTTTACCATCAGGTCGCAGAAAGTCCACAAGCTCGTGGCGAACGCTGGCCAGCTTTGCTGACAGTGAATGAGCAATCTTGATCGGCAACGGCATCAAGTCACGTGTTTCATCACAAGCGAACCCAAACATGATCCCCTGATCACCTGCACCCTGCGAATCATAACTGTCCCCATCAACGCCTAAAGCAATGTCAGGCGACTGCTTGCCAATAGACACACTTACACCACACGAACGGCCGTCAAAGCCAACGTCAGAGCTGTTGTAGCCGATCTCCAACAACTTACCTCGCACGATCGCAGGGATGTCAACAACCGCATCAGTAGTAACCTCGCCAGCAACATGAACCAAACCAGTGGTCACCAAAGTCTCAACGGCAACACGAGCAGTAGGATCCTGAGCGAGCATCGCATCCAAAACAGCATCGCTAAGCTGATCGCAAACCTTATCCGGGTGCCCTTCAGTGACTGACTCCGAAGTGAAAAACCTAATATTATCCATTCAACAACCCTACCTTCAATCTAAAGAATTTCACGAATCCTAGAATAAGCACCATCAAAGAAACTGTCAAAACTGCCCACAGCTCCATGACGGTTCTTCACAACATCCATAACCAGCAACGACTTCGCACCAAACGCCAAACGATCAGGATGCCCGCCAGACAAGATCGCAGTATCACGAGCAACATCAAGATCCGACTGCTTACGACTCAACATCACAATCACGTCCGCATCCTGCTCAATCTGACCGCTATCACGCAGATCACTAGCATTCGGCCGATCATCCGGCTTATTATCAACACGCCTATTCAACTGAGCAAGTGCAACCACAGCAACATTAAACTCCTTAGCCAAATTCTTTAGATCAATGCTGATCTGACTGACTTTCTCATAAGCACTAGCCTTCGGATTGCTGGCAGAAATCAACTGCAAATAATCAACAACAACAACCTGAACATTACGCTTCTCCTTCACAGCCACAAGATACGATCGCAGCTGAGCAACAGTCTGCCCACCCTTATCAGCAACCAGCAAACGGTTCTCAACAGTGCGAATCATCTCCCCAACACTCGCCTGCTGATCCGCAGTGAGCTCACCACGCTCCAACAAACCCAAATCAATGTGCAGCTCACCGGCCACAACACGCTTTAGTAGATCCGTCTTATCCATCTCCAACGAGAAAAACAAAACATCCTCAGTGCGAGCAATCTCCCACGCCAGCTGCAACCCAACCAAAGTCTTACCCACACCCGGTCTCGCACCAAAGACATACAACCGGCTCTGCTTCAAACCCACAATCAAAGCATTCAAACCTGCAAAACAAGTCTTGATCAAAGCCTTAGGGGACAAAACATCATTCAACATCACCTGTAGATCCCACGCCAAATGTGGCAGCTCAACAGCCTGCACAACCTTCAACGCATCCAACTTCACACGAAGGGTATCAATACGCTCCTGAACATTCCCCTCCCCAGACTGCGACTCCAAAGCGATCAACACAAGCTGACGTGAAACACTGGCCTCAACAACCTTAGAAACATAAAACGGCAAATGAGCAGGCACAAACGCCAAATTCAAAGAATCCAAAACCCGCTGACGCACAACCGGATCAGAAACACGCTCCAACACCAACCAAACATCCAACAAACCCTGCTCAGCATAAACAGCCTGCATCACACCAAACGCCTGCCTAAACCAAGGGGAATCAAAATCATCAGGCTCCAACTGAACATCCCTAAAACTGATCCCACGAGTATCAAGCAGACACCCAACAACAAGCTCCTCAAAATCGATCGTGCTAATCAACTTGACCCTGCTCCCGCAAACGCTTCTCCGCAATCACCACAGGCAACAACTCATACTCACCCTGCAACAACTCAATAGACACCTGCAAAGTAAGCCAATCCTCCCTACGATCACAATCAACCTGCAAACCCTGCAAATAAACAATGGCCTCAGAAAAACCCTTAGCAAAATCACTCATCCTCAAATCCACGTCCCTGTCCTCAAACTCACTCATAACACTTCCCTTTCAGCCTGCGAAGCAGCCTTGTCCAAACACGCCCACCAACGAGCAACACGAATCTCATCGGTATACGCACTGCAATCGTAGCTCCCAGCAAAGCCAGTAAGCAAATCCGACACCTGCAAAGGGGACAAAACACCTGCAACACGATCACACGAACGCATCATCAACGGTGAAGCAAAACTCGCATTAAAAACAACTTCCTGCTTAATACTGTTTCCTTCTGTTTCAATACTGTTTAGGGGGGTGATATTCAAGGGGTATTTTTCGTGAGTTTCGGGGGGTATTTCCTGCGAGTTTCGGGGTGAGTTTCGGGGTGAGTTTCGGGGGGTATTCAGATCCAAACCCGGCAACAAAATAGCGTAACGGTTCGCACGCTTACTCCGATCAGAACCCTTCACCCACTCCAGCTCGCCAAGCTCCTTCAAACGCCTCAAGCTGCGATCAACAGTGTCAACATTGCACCTCAACAACTCGGCCAAAGTCTCACGAGTCGCATACATGCCCTTCGGCTGGCGAAACTTCACCAACGCCAACAAGATCAACAAATCATTACCCGAAGCCTGACTGTTCTGCCAAACCGCCTCATAGTCCTCAAACTTATAACGCCTAGCCATTCTTAACTCCAATCAAAACGTCAGCTGGAACAACATGCGTGACGGCCACACAATCCTTGTAACCGCAGATCCGCTGACCCGGCATAAACAACTCGCCCTCATCATCAATCGGATGCCAATCCTCGTTCAGCTCCTGCTTCCAGATCACACACCACAACACACCCAAAGTAGGGTGAACAGTTCGCTTGTCGATCCGTAAACTCAAGCTCGCAGCCTTACGAACATCACGACAGTCCTTGCAAACATTAGGATCCGGCAACTGACGGCCAACACGCTTCATGCAACTATTCTTTGTGATCCACTGACCACACCAAACACAACTGCAATACTGCAGATCGTTTTTATCTTCATTGTCCATAACAGGTATCTAAGCATACTTTCTTGGGGTAAAGCAAATCCCCGAACAAAAACTGCTCGGGGACTGCCGATCAATAATTATTAGAGAGCGATCGTGATGTGATCTTCACGAACCTGAAACTCAAGTCCAGCATCAGATAGAACCTTAGCCATCTTCAAAACCATTGCTGTCTGCTCGTCTTCGTTCCAAGTCAGTGGAGCTGCGTAAATGCTTAGAAGGTTGTGGTATTCGTTCTTGAAGGTCTGCATTCTGAATCCTGCGTTTTCAGGAAGCTGCTTCTTTGCGTTTCTGTAGAATGCCTTTTCAATTCCTGCGTTGATCAGTAGCTCTGCGATTGCCTTGTTAGTTGTCTTCATTTTCGTTCCTTCGTTTGTCCGGTAATCAACCTGTCTGGCTGATGTAAGTACTGTACCGTACTAAACCAAGATCGTGCAAATCGTGACACACCTTTTGCATAACTTCTTTATAACGAAAATAACGCCCTAAAACCCACTGTTTTCAAGGGTATACAGCCGGTTAGTCTGCTCAACCAAACGCACGATCACAAATCCCCTAGCCGTAGGGTAGTCACCCAACACGAGCATCAGCTCGGTTAGCTCCGCAATGTTCGCCTTCAGAACATCAACCTGCTGTTTTATTTCCTGAGATTCCATCAGCCTTCACTTTAATTGCTTCCAGAATAGCAGCCGGTGCTTTACCCTGCTTCGCCTCATTGTAAAGCGATCGCAAACCCTCAATGTCGTTGATGTTATCTAAAGCTGCGTTCCAATTGCGTGCCGGATCCGGTGCAGACAAACGCTGAACCTTGCTCATCTCCTGCTGGCTCGGACGTTTACCCTTCGGACTGAACTTGCCACCCAACGCACTGATCGCTCGGCCATAAGCTGACGTAGCACAATTCTCAACAAAGCTCGTCTTGTTTACTGGCGAAGATCCCAAACGCTCCTCCGCAAAATCTACTGCAGCCGGGTAAAGATCATCCTTCTGCAAATACACCTCAGCTTTAAAAACAACCTGATCCGGTGTCATGCTCACAAGCTCAAGATTGAGTCTGCCGTCTGGAAAAGCACTCCAGAACAGGTCGATACGTTCCTGAACAGTTTGATATTCACTCAAGTTAAAATGTGCCATTAGCTTTGGCCTCCAACTTTCTGTGCGGTAATAAGTGTAGTAATTAGTTCCTGACGTTCAGCAGGAGTCAACTCCATAGCATACTGAGTCAAATATCCAAACTCACGTGTCACAGTTTCAACAACCAAGTTCACATCACCATCACTACCAAAAACATAGGCAGTGAAGTTATATCTTTTAGTTTTCTTTTCGCTCATTGTTTCGCTTTCTTTATTGTTAGGTATGGAGCGTTTCCAGACCTCTGACTTAATGTAACAACAACCTGACCTTCAATGGTTCCATTCTTGGCTCCATTCAAAGCTCCGATCACTCTAGACTTCATCTCACGCAAATACAGCTCAGCCTTCTCAAAATCTGCTTGAGCATTCATCAACTCAATACCAAGTAAACCAAGCTCCTCATCCCTAGACTCCACTCCGGGTGACAGTTGGCGAACAGTTTCATAAGTGGACTCAGATCCGTCCCAGTCCGGCTGAATGTTTTCCAAAACATAGCTGCGGAACTTGGTGACCTGCTGCAAGATCGCATCAAACTCAAAGTCGTCCCACACAAGCTCGTACTCCTTGTAACGGCCAGCATTGACTACAGCAAAAACTGCACGCTTCAGATCAAAGACATACATGTACCAGTAAACCTGTGCCTTGTAATGCTCCGGAATAGAATCCCAATACATCGCAGTGTGCTTGATCTCTAAAACATAGCCTTCGCCATTTTCGTCTAAACAAATGCCGTCCGGGTTAGCGTGCATCCAGTGATAAAGAGCATGCGAATAAGTGCCAACCTCCTCAACGACATGATCCGGATGCGACTCCTTATAGAGCTGACGGATCGCAGGCTCAACCAGCGTACCCAAACGCATAGCGGTATTACTTACGGCAGGACGTTCAATGCGGCCAGTCTTTTCAGCCCACAAAGTAAACGCAGAAGTCCAAGGGGACAAACCAAGAATCGTGCCAATCTCTGAACCAGAGATCACACCCTCTTGATTGCGAAGCTCGTGCCACTCAAGTGAATTATTTACGAAATTACCTAAGCTGGTGGCAGTACTTAGGATCCGTTCAATGTTGGGGTTAGTCATAAGTACACTGTACTCATGACCACTGACAAATTACTACTAAATCGGATAACTCTTGACCTGCACGAAGCGATCAGCGAGCTGGACGGAGTTGAATGCGAAAAAGTCCCAGAAATCTTCTTCCCTGAAGACTTTGGAGTAGGCGACAACCGCCTAAAGCAAGAAGCCGTAGAAACGGCCAGAGCGATCTGCATGAGATGCCCAGTGATAGACAAATGCCTAAAAGTCGGAATGTTTGAGGAATACGGCATCTGGGGTGGAACAACGCCTGATCAACGCAAACGGATCAGACGGTACGAACAGGATTAGGCAAAAAAGCCCACAAATGCCCCTAGGAGCGTTCTAGATCCGCAATGCAAGCAAAGATACGCCAGCAAACTACTTCTTAGCGTCAGCCTGCTTCTCGGCTTTTTGAATAGCATCGTTAGCACCCTTAGCCACAGTCTCACGAGTGGCTGAACCAGTCGTTGCGATCGCATAGCCAACTGCAGCAACCACACTCAACATCAAAGTACCCCAAGCAACCAAAACACCATTCAGCCAAGATCCGGTCAGAGCTGCACCCACACCGGCAGAACCACCCAGAATAAATAGGAAGATACCAAACCCACGCCAAGCAAGCTCACCCAACACACTGGCTACAGCTTTGATTCTGGCAACAATAACATTCTTCATGACTAACCCTTATTCTCTAAAATGTGCTTCAACGGATCCACCAAATCCTTGTAGGCAGACAAATGAATACCCGGATTGCTCCAAGCCTTGTTAGCCTTACCAATACTTAAATGTAAATGAGCTCCAGTACTCGCTGATCCACTGCGATACTTTCCACCGCCAACTTTACCTAGAACAGTTTTACCGCCAACAACCTTATCGCCCTTAGCCAGCTCAGACTGCTTAGCCAAGTGAGCATACAAAACCCAATAACCATCTTTAGCTGAATGAACAACAAACCAGCCAAGCACGTCAGACCACTCGTTGATAAAAACAGTGCCATCAGTGATCGCCTTGATCGCTGAAAGTTCCTTCGGTGACCAATCCTGACCACGATGCGGGCGACCATTACGATACGGTGCAAGATTGCCAAACTCATCGCCACGAGTAGCAGGCGGGAATGGCTCAAAATAAGTGGCAGACATACCTACAGTTTACTAAACCGTTAGAACCCTAAACCACGAGTAATTAACAAAACCAAACCGCTCGTAATAACGGCAGTAATCAAAGCTGGAATCCAAGCCGTAGTGTTCGCCTGCTTTTCCAGATCACGAATACGGTTCTCATGATCCCTAGAAGCCTCAAGAATTTGTAAACCCTGAGTTTTCAGTATTTCAATGTCACGAACAATCTGCAACAACAAAGTTTGATTCGTAGGTTTGGTAGGCTCACTCATCTAGAGTCATCTCCACGCCACAAAAACAGCAAACAACAGGTATGCCATCCGGGTGCGGATAATGCTTCTCGTCCCCCATAGCACAGTTAACAGTTTTACAAGTAATAGTCTCCATAATTATCCTGCCGCAGTTCCGCTAGTCATTTGAATAGCAACACCCGAAACGATCACGTTAGCTGCCGAAGTAGCGTTACCGTTATTACGCAAACCAACAGTTACAGTGCCTGAAGTAACAGCAGAAATGTATGCGGTCAAATACTGATCACGACTAGACACAGTTACAAGCGGTGCAACAGCAAACCTAGAAGCAGGAAAAGCAACCGCAGTAGTAACAGAAGTGTTGATCGCAATAGTGGCAACCTGAGTGTAAGTAAAAGCTGCTGAAGCATACGGCAACTTAGTAAAGTTTCCGTTCAGATCCGATGCGGTAAGAACCTCACCAATCGTCCAAGTTTTCGTGCCTGCCATTTTATCTC